GAACCTGGTGTTTGACTCCAGTGAAACCAGTTTCGTCAACACAGGACTGACACGATGAGCAGAACATACGACAACTTTGCAGATCTGATTACGTTTAGTCGGGCTTCATCTGGTACAGCTATGCGTCCGATTAGCTACGGCCCTGAGTTGGTGACTAATGGTACGTTTGATACTGATTTGACAGGGTGGATTGATGATGAGTCACAGTGGACTGTTTCAGGTTCTCGTGCTTACCATGCTCTAGAATCTAATTTTGGGACACTACGGCAACCTTTATCATTTACTGTCGGGAAACTTTATTTAATTACTTTTGATTATGAAGTGCTAGAAGGCGAGTTACGTTGTCAAGCAAGAACAAGTTCTAATACTCCACTAGGAACGTTGGGAATTCTTAATATTACAGGAACTGGGTCTCTTTCTGCTTTATTTACCCCGGACTCGCTCACACATTCTGTTGCTTTTGCACGTGATAACATTGGTGAGTCTTCTGAATTTTATGTAGACAACGTCTCCGTCCGTGAAGTGTTATTCGATCAGCCTGACGGGACAATGACGCTATTCAATCACCCTGAAAACATCCCACGCATCGACTTTGATCCCGTGACAGGCGACAGGAAGGGGCTGTTGATTGAGGAGGCGAGGACGAATGAGATTACTGAGTCTGAAGTCTTAGATGCTGACTCATCTGAGTACACCGGAAAAAATTTAAATGCAACTGATCCGGGCATACAAGATGGCACACTGGCTCCTGATGGAGTTACTCAGGCGTACTTCTCATTAGAAAGTAGCGGGAATGCTGAAAGACGTTTGGAGATTGACAATTTTGTGCCTACTGTATCAACAACCTATACCGTTAGCGTCTTTGCAAAAGCAAAAACAGACCACGTCAGAAGACTTGGATTTAGAGGTTTTGGGGCGGGCGCGACGAATACATACCCAGTTTTTGACTTGGTCAATGGTACTGTAATTAATGCAGGGTCAAATTGGAGTAATACGCAGATCGAAGACTATGGAAATGGTTGGTATCGATGTTCTTCTGTGGTAAGCACAATAACAGCCAATTCTTTGCTACTTCATATACTCGCTGATAACGCTGATGGCTCGGGTCTTTTTTATGTTGGTAACGAAGAAGGCGGTCTTTACTTTTGGGGGCTGCAAATAGAACAAGGTTCTTTCCCAACCAGTTACATCCCCACCTCCGGCTCCACCGTCACACGCTCTGCGGATGTGGCGAGCATTGCCACGAGTGCGTTTGGGTATAATCAGAATGAAGGCACGCTGTTTGGTGAGTATCAGTTAGTCGGATTAAGCGGAACAACAGCGATAATTTATGGCGATAGTGCTAATGCAAGATTTATTTATCATACGTCAGGAACAATAAGATCCTATGATGGGACAACTATTGAATCGGTTTCAGTGGCATCAGACACACAAGCAAATAAAGTTGCAATGTTTTTTGATACATCAGAATTTGGTTTAAGCGTTCTTGGTGGCACTGTTGAAAAATCAAGCTATGACGGCACGGGCTTTAATGATGCTTCTGAGTTTGACTTAAATCCTGTCGCAGGAAATTATCACATCAAGAAACTGCAATACTTCCCACGCAGACTATCAGACACTGAACTACAGGAGATCACATCGTGACAGATGAAATCAATGAAGAACTAATCCCGGCACCGAAGCGTGACTTCTTCCTGAAGTTTGCCAGTGAGTCGGAGATGATGTCAGAGCTTGCTGACATTACGACACAGGACGAGGACGACAACACTGTGCTGATTAAGTTTGGGCATGACTATGCCATCGACACAATCGGTACGATGTATCAGGCAACAGGCAATACCCTGACCGACTCAGAAGGTAATGACTACCCAGAGATGACTGCTGTTGCAGGCTATCATGTCAATGTCAGATTAATTTCTGAAGAGTATCGTGATATGTTTGAAGCATTAGATGAATCCTTTGGAGTCACTCCAGTCACACCACAGCGAGTGTTTGCATAATGGCAATCTACAGAGGTTCTGGTACAACCACTGGCGCTTCCTTAATTGGGGTTGGTGAAGTTACTATCACAGGTGGCACAATTGACAACACCGTGATTGGTGGGACAACACCAACAACAGGAACTTTCACAACCTGTACAGCAACATCGTTCAGTGGGGATGGTTCTGGTTTAACCAACGTCTCCACAGTTATTGATCTGACTGACTTAGGTGATGTGGATACCACTGGTGTTGCTAATAAAGACATCTTGATTTACAATTCGACTTCAGGTGACTTTGAACCCGGTACAGAACTTGGTAGCTATACAGCAACGACACAGCCTAGCTTTAGAGCAACAGCGTCTGCTTGGACTCCTACAGCGGATGCCATTGTTGTATACAGCACAGAAGATCATGATACCGGTGGTGACTATGATAACACTACTTACACGTTTACCGTACCTACAACAGGTGTGTACCAGATCAATGCTTCACTACAAATCAATTCGTATACATCAGGTCTGTACTACTTAGAACTGCAAGTGAATGAATCTGAAATACACCAAGTGTATGCAAACTCTGGTGCCACAGATTATTTTAGCTTACAGATATCTGAAGCAATTAAATTAACTGAAGATGACACTGTGCGTTTAAATTTAAATGGTCAAGCGGCATCATTTACTATTACAGCATCTGGCACGTTTTCAATGTGTTTGTTAGGGTAACTAAGTAAGGACAAGGCGTGAAAGAAATGGCAACAGAAAGCACGAAAACTCTCGTAGATGGTTTAAGTGTAGTTACAGTAATAGGCACTCTTGGTGATCTGTTGCCTCCAATGGCGGCATTGTTTACGATTGTTTGGACAGTCATTCGTATTTATGAAACTAAAACAGTGCAAAAGATGCTAGGCCGCAGTCCTCCCGATGGCAATTGAATATATTGAAGGTCTAAAGAAAAAACACCAAGGACAAACTTGTGCAATCTTAGGAGGAGGCCCAAGTCTTCCAACGGACATAAGAAGACTGCCTGATGTTGATGTGATCTTTGGAGTCAATCAACATTCAATGATTCTGGATTTAGACTACTTAGTCTTTATTGATACAAAACTTTGGAGCACTGTACAAGACCAACCAACAACCTTTATCACACGGATTATGCCTGAAGATTCTGAAGACAAAGATTTTATCTGTGTTCGACAGATGCAGAATCATAACTACTCAGGGGCTTTAGCAATTTGGAGTGCTGATTACATGAGCTTTGATAAAGTGTATTGTTGTGGGATGGATCAGTACGACGATACAGAGAAACTCTGGTGGTGGCAAGGGCCACAATTGGAGAATGAAGAAATACGCAGGCAACGTGCACGAATACTGGATGCACAGCCAATGGTTAATTTTTTAAGAACATTACGCAACCCACAAAACGTATTCTTCATGTCCGGTAGGCTAAAGGAGTTACACCAGTGATCGCTGAACTAGCCGCCGCCAATGCCGCCTTTGGTGTTATTAAGGAAACCATCGCCAATGGTAAAGAACTGTACGAGGCAGGACAGGCACTAGCAGACTACTTTGGCCTGAAGGCTGAGATACAAAAGAAAGCACATGAACACGGATATAAGTCTGACCTTGAAGCGTTCATGGCTACAGAGCAACTCAAAGAATATGAGGATACTCTGAAACAGATGATGATCTGGCAAGGGCGAGCCGGGTTATGGACAGATTGGTTAGACTACCAAAGGAAGATGAAGGAAAGCCGTGAAGCCGCAGAGAAAGCTAAGAAAGCCAAAAAAGCTAAACGTAAAAAACAAATTGTTGATCTTTGTATTAGCATCTGTTTGGGCGTTAGCGTTCTCTCAGCCGTTGGCTTGGTGATATACATCTTCTACTGGCTAAGTAAACAGTAGGTCACCTATGTGGTTATTATTTGCAATCCTAATTCAGTCTGATGGCTATGCCGTTTATCCTCAAGGCCCATTTGCCACAATGGACGAGTGCTTTGAAGCCCGTGAGTATTTCATGGCAACAGCACCTCAGCCTAAGATGAACTACGATGCAATTTGTATACAGACGGACGTAACAGGAAATGCCTCATGATTGGGTTAGTCACAGCTATCACGAACTTGGCAGGTACATGGGTCAGTGCCAAGGCGGAATCAACCAAGGCCACCGCAGAGGCCAAAGCCACCGCACTGAAAACAGCGGCACAGTCCACAGCGGATTGGGAACGCATCATGGCAGAGGCATCCAAGAACTCGTGGAAAGACGAGTGGTTAACGATAGTGTTCAGCATCCCGTTGATACTTGTTTTTATTCCAGACATGGTTCCACATATACAGCGGGGATTCGACGCATTGGCAACTTTGCCGATTTGGTATCATGAGATTCTCATGGTGATTGTACTGGCCTCATTCGGTGTCAAAGCCGGTAAAGGCGTTATGGAGATGTTAAAGAAATGATGTATGGTAAAAAGAAAACAGCACCGAAGAACAACACCCGGCGTAAGACTCCGATTGTGGATGCCCCTACGCCAATCCTGTGTGCAACTTGTACAACACCAGACACCTGTACAGCTCAAGGTCGCTGTCGTAAGTCTGGTCGTCGATTGGAGACAATCTGATGCCTTACAGCAAGTATAGCCCTAAACAAAAGAAACTAGCGGCAGTCGCTCCCCCTCGGAAGAAGATTACCGGTGCTGATTTGAAGAAGGTGAAGAAGCGTGGCAGAACCAAAAAATAAAGCTCTGTATGCCAGAGTTAAAGCAGAGGCCAAAAAGAAGTATAAAGTCTGGCCTTCTGCGTATGCATCAGGCTGGTTAACCAAGGAGTACAAGAAACGTGGTGGCACGTACAAGTAAGCCTAAAGGTGGGCTAACCAAATGGTTCAAAGAAGAATGGGTTGATCTCAAGACTGGTAAAGCTTGTGGGCGGAAGTCAGCCAAGGGCGGCAGTAAAAGACCGTATCCAGCGTGTAGACCTAAAAAAGTAGCGCAGAAGATGACATCCGCTGAGAAGAAATCCAGCATTCAACGTAAGACTTCTTCAAAGCCTATTAAGCATAAAGTCACTGCATCAGGCAAGAGACGTAAGTAATTTGACATTTAACATTTTTTATGGTATAATTCAATGGCTACAAAACGATCAGTAGGTGCGGTGTTAACCACATCGCTCACCAATATTTATGAAGTTCCAGCCAATAAACGTGCTGAATGGGTACTGGTATATATCACCAATACGTCAGGATCAAACGAAACCTTTAACCTCACGTATTACAAGGCATCTACTGCCACAGCGTTAGCTATATTAGATGGTAAAACGCTGTCAGCAAAAGATGTATTTCAGATCGGCGGCCCGTATAATGAATTTATCATGATGGAAGCCGGTGATAAAATCCAAGCAAGCGCCTCAGCATCTGCAACAATTCTTGTTTCTGTTATTGAACAGAATGCAACAGCAGTAAGGAATAACTGATGGCTAAAGACCCAAGGCTTCAACGAGCTGGTGTAGCAGGATACAATAAACCAAAACGTACACCAAATCATCCAAAGAAAAGCCATGTAGTAGTCGCAAAAGAAGGCGACCAAGTGAAGACGATTCGCTTTGGAGAGCAGGGTGCAAAGACTGCAGGAAAACCAAAAGCCGGGGAATCACAACGCATGAAGACAAAACGTGCCTCATTTAAAGCCAGACATGGAAAGAATATTGCTAAAGGTAAGATGTCAGCGGCTTATTGGGCTGATAAGGTGAAGTGGTAATGAACTATTTAGAACTTGTTAACTCTGTCATGATCCGCTTACGAGAGCGTGAAGTGAGTGGCGTTACCGAAAACGCATACAGCAAACTGATTGGACAATTCGTTAATGATGCCAAGCGTCAGGTTGAGGATGCATGGAACTGGAACGCACTCAGAGAAACATTGACGGTTACCACAGCCGCTGATTCATATATTTACGAGTTGGAAACAACAGGTTCCCGGTTCAGGGTTTTAAATGTTGTTAATGATACCTCCAATTTCTTTATGGAAAGACGCACGTCTACATGGTTGGATGATGCATTCTTAAACGCCGCTAGTCCTCAAACTGGAAAGCCTTTATACTACGGGTTCAACGGAATCTCTGCTGACGGAGATACGTTAGTGAATGTGTATCCAATACCAGATGGTGTGTACACACTTCGCTTTAACGTGGTAAACCCACAAGCCGCCTTATCTACTAACAACGATGAACTTTCCGTTCCTTCTGAGCCTGTCATACTTGGTGCAGTGGCAAGAGCAATTGCAGAACGTGGTGAAGATGGTGGCATCATGTCACAAGAAGCATCTGCACTGTTTGCACAATCGTTATCAGACCATATTGCTATCGACGCCGGACACTTTGCAGATGAACTTGTTTGGAGTGAGATTTAGTGGCTGGTGAATTACGTAGTGTCACACTAGCCGCACCGGGCTTCTTTGGGCTAAACACTCAAGAATCTGGTATTACCATTTCAAGTGGCTTTGCATTGGATGCATCAAACTGTGTTATCGATAAGTTCGGTCGTATCGGTAGTCGTAAAGGATGGACTGAATATTCTAATGAGTCTGTAAGCGTCACAGGAGCTGTCAGAGCGATTGGTGAGCACACAGAGACTGATGGTAGCCTAACAACTTTATTTGCCGCTGACAGCAAGCTGTGGAAGCTTGACAGTGGTTTAGATCCTGTTGAATTAACTGCACAGTCAGCGACAATCACAGGGGCAACACAAGCAAACCCATGTTCAATCACCGCTACCGGGCATAATTTTGAGACCGGTGATTCAGTCACGATTACTGGTGTTGTTGGAATGACTGAGCTGAACACTAACACCTACACAATTACGGTGGTTGATGCGGATACCTTTACTTTAGACAGTACCGATTCCTCGGCATTTACTGCTTACACATCTGGTGGTACTGCAACCAAAGCCGCTATTGCGATCACCGATGATGATTGGCAGATCCTGAGTTATAACAATGTATCAGTCTTTGTCCAGCAAGGACATCAAATGGTCTACTATGATGGATCAGCAGACGAATATGTTGAATTTACTAGCGCACCGGGTTCGACAACACCTTCGTGTGGTTCTGCTTGTTTTAACCGTCTTTGGGTCGGAGATGACTACACAGTTTACTGGAGTAAGATTTTAGAGCCTAAAGCGTTTGCAGGGACTGGCACAGGTTACTTAAACATCCGTGAACTGTTTGGTGAAGATGATACAGTGACAGCAATCACTGCTTACAACAATCGATTAGTCATTTTTGGTCGTCGTAACATTGCATTCTTTGCCGGTGCGGAAGACCCTACCGGTATTGGATTCCAAATGACTGACCACATTACAGGGATTGGCTGTATTGCTCGTGATTCTGTCGCCGCTGTTGGAACTGATGTGGTGTTTTTAAGTGCTGATGGTGTACGAAGTCTTGGGCGTGTGATTCAAGAACAATCCGCACCAATTACTGATATCAGTCGCAACGTCCGGGATGACATTGTTCAGTATACACAAAGCGAAACAGAGTTTCGGATTAAAGGCGTATATTCTCCACAAGATGCTTTTTATTTGATTACTTTCCCGTCAACAGGGTTTGTGTATTGTTTTGACATGCGAGCACCTTTACAAGACGGTAGTCGGAGAACGACGATTTGGACTGATATTCAACCCACTGCGCTTAAAGTCACTAAAGATAACACATTATTATTAGGGCAAACTGCCTACGTTGCTAAATATGACGGGTATACAGACAATGGTACAAAATATCGTATGTCATATTATACAAACTATTTTGATTTTGATAGTTCTACAGTTGAAAAAATTCTAAAAAAGATCCGCATTGCTTTGATTGGAGCAACAGAACAGGAAGCCTCATTAAAGTGGGCATTCGATTACAATATTGATTATGATAGCTCTGCATTTCAATTATCTGAAGGAATTACATCAGAGTATAATGTCGATGAATATTTTTCAGATGATGATATTGACAATGAAGCAGAATACTCATCAGGAATTATTTTGGATAATATTTCATTAAGTTTAGGTGGACGAGGCACTGTATTACAGATCGGTATTGAGGCTGATGTGAATGGTGGTGCTTTGTCAATACAAAAAATTGATATCTTTGCAAAGACAGGGAAATTGGTGGTTTAAATGTCTGATTATGTAAAAGCAACAAACTTTGCGGCAAAAGACGGTTACCCTGTTGGGGATACCCGAAAAAAAGTTAAAGGCACGGAGATTGATAATGAGTTCAATGCCATTGCCTCATCGATAGGAACAAAGGCTAATACAAACTCGCCTGAATTTACAGGTACTCCTTCGCTACCTACTGGTACAACAGGGGTGACTCAAACGGCATCAAATAATTCAACTAAATTAGCTACCACAGCTTATGTGGATACCGCCGTATCAAATGTAGACTTAGCTTCTGTTTGGCCTGTTGGATCTGTGTATATTAATGCGTCAGATAGCACCAATCCCGGAACACTACTTGGCTTTGGTACTTGGACAGCTTTTGGTGCAGGGCGTGTACCTGTAGGTATTGACTCTGGTGATACAGACTTTGATACTGCAGAAGAGACTGGCGGTGCTAAAACGCATACATTGACTGTTGATGAAATCCCTGCACACACTCACTCAGTGCCTAACTCAGGATCACAGAACAACTCCTTTGACTCTGGTACTACAGTCGGTAACGATGTTACTGGCACTTCAGGATCAACAGGTGGCGGACAGGCACACAATAACTTACAGCCCTACATTGTTGTTTATATGTGGAAACGTACAGCTTAACAGGAACAGATTATGGCAATAGGAATAGGAACAGCACTCTCAATTGGTAGCTCTTTATTAGGTGCTTATGGTGCTCGACGAACTGCACAAGCTGGAACAGCGGCTATTGATCGACAGATTGCCGCAGAAGAACGAGCACGAAGAGACGCAACAGAGGCGGCAAAGTTTCGTGCTGTAGGCTTTACCAGTCCTTATGGTACATTCCGAACAGAAACTGATGAAGCCGGTCGTTTAACCGATGTTGGATTTGATCTGACCCCGGAGATGGAAGCTAGGGCTGGTCGGTATGGTGCGTTAGGCTCAGAGGTGCTAGCAAACTTGACCGCTGATCCAATGGAAGCGGCGCTTAGACGTTCTGAAGCTATTACTGCTTTGCGAGATCCTCAACGAGCGAAACAGCGTGAGCAACTATTCAGCCAACAAGCCGCTAAAGGATTGCTGGGTCTTGGGGTAGATGTTGGCACCGGACAATACGCCCAACCCAGCTTTGCAGGACTTGAATCCATCTTTGCTCAAGAAGACCTTGCAACAGCCATTCAAAGCGAGGACTTAGCTCGTAAGCGCATCCTTGAAGACCTCGGATTAACGGAACAATTCTTTGGGGCAGAGGCTGGTGTATATGATATCGGTCGAGCAGAAATGGAATACGGTCTTAGTTTAGCAGAACAGGAACGGATAGCACGTTTAAAGGCGGCTGGAAGAGACGCAGAGTCACTCCGCAATATCGCTCAATTATCAGGAAGGGCTGGTATCAGCCGTGCTGAAGGACGTGAAGCACTGTATAGTTCTTTAGGTCAATTAG